TTTTCTTTCATACTTCTCATATAGTTCTTTGAATTTATCTTGGTCTGCAAAGAATGCATCATATAAACCAGGGACGTCATTAGGATCAAAGAATGTAATATTGCCACCTGTAAGTAACCTTTCATACATTAGTTTATTAAATTGGAATGCATAGTCCATGTGTCGGACTCTGTTCTCTTCTGTTCCCTTATTATTCTTTAGAACAACCAGATCCTCGAATTCGTAGTGCCACACTGGAATATATACTGTCGCTGCACCACCACGAACACCACCTTGTGAACATGATTTAACTGCCGCTTGAAAGTATTTTAAGAATGGGATAAGTCCAGTGTGCACTACGGAACCGTCTCCTACTTTTGCACCCTCTGCCCTGATTGCACCTGCACCAATACCGATACCAGCCTTCTTACTGATATACTTTACTATTGAAGTGGCAGTAGCGTTAATAGAATCAAGACTATCACCAGATTCGATAAGCACACAACTTGAAAACTGACGGGTCGGCGTCCGTACACCAGCCATAATCGGCGTAGGGAGCGAGATATAGAACTGAGATATAGCATCATAATAATCCTTGACATATTTTAATCGGGTTTCTTTAGGGTAGTTCATAAACAACGTAGCTGATACTAACATATACAACATCTGGGGTGTTTCATAATGGAGTTTGTTCTTACGGTCTTGGACTAAGTACTTACCTCTAAACTGTTCCATACCAGTATAGGTAAAGGTATCATCACGTTCGTGTTTAATGTATTTGTCTAGCTCATCAATTTCATCCCTAGTATAATTTGTCATAATCTCGCCGTCATATACATTACGATAAATATTTTCTATAATTAACTGAGCAAGAGGCCAGGGCTCATATTCACCATAAACTTCTTTACGCAGTTTGTAATTGATTAACCTAGCTGCCACGAATTGGTAGTTAGGAGTTTGTTCAGAAATTAATTCTGCTGCTGACTTAATTAATAGTTCATGTATATCGTATGCAGGTATATTATTGTATAACTGTATATTAGCCTTGAGCTCTATTTCGGAAATACTAACGCCCGTAATACCGTCAACTGCCCATTCTAGTACCTTGTGTACTTTTTCTAAGTCAAATTCTTGTTGTGAACCGTCACGTTTAGTGACATTGATTTTCATTGCATTTATCCCATTCATTATTATTCCATGTTTTAATAGTATATATTATATCACATTTCACATGAAATGTAAACAACTATTTTACTTTTTTTCTAGCTCTTCTATTCTAGCTATCAATTTGGGATAAGCGTCAAATTCATGCAGTTCTTTACATGGATGAGAATTTTTTACAACCCTATCCAACTTCTCTGCTGCCAGAGGAAATTGCTTCCTAAACTTGGCATCTTTCTTTATAACCTCTAAGTTATATTTTTCTGCAAAGTGTTGCATAAATCTGTCTACTTGTTTTTGAAACCATATACCTAATGTAGTACCTTGAAACCAGTTATAGAAAGATGATCCTATAACAGAACTTAATATTGATTTAACAGTAAGAATAAGAAGCCAATACATTATTTTTCTACCTTAGCCAGTTTGCGTAATGCCTTAACGTAGTGTGGCATTCCGTGGTCTACAACACCATCGAAGAATTTAAATCGTTTCCACGAGTTTAGAATACCATAAAACAAATCTCCCCATGTTGGTTTAGGAGCCTTATTACCATTTCTATCGAAATAAATCATAGTTCCATGGTGTCTAAACCCTAACCATGCAGGTGGTATTCTACATACTATATCGTTATTATTCATAAATCTATAATGTGGGCACTTAATATTTTTAATGAATCTTGGCCCACCAACTCTTGGAGATCCGAAAGTGAATAATTCTTCTGGTTGATATCTAGTAGATGCAATAGTTGCCATGGCGGCGCCTAGACTATGTCCAGTCATATACACATCTTTTCTTACTTTTAATTGGTCGTTGTGTTCTAGTTCTTTTACAATGTCCATCCATAAATCATTTACTTCTTGTTGGAATCCACCGTGTACTTTACCACCAGCCTTGGCAGTATTCTTAATAATTTTAAGGTCAGCCATAACATCATTCATTTTAGAAGGTTCAGTACCTCTAAATGCAAACCATAAATCATTTCTATCTTTAGCCACTAATACTTCTGCACCATCTTTACTGATTAATTTTACCCATGCAAAACCTAATTTCTTAGCAGCAGTCTGTGCTGGTTTCTCATTCATATATGCAATTGCAGATAGACGTGCAGCTATTTCTGCTCTATCCCATTTGCCCATTTCTTCTTTCATTCTAGTCGTTGTCATTTTCTTCCTCCACTTTGATACCAACTGCTGCGCCTTTCTCATCATCGATAGTTACATTCCTATAATAAATAATCACTTCTCCGAGTTGATTAATATAACGTTTAATTTCCTGTGTGTTATAAGCCATTAACTCATAATCGTCCACAGTCATGGCATAAAATACTATATCACCGCCATGTTTCTTTTTGATGTCATCTATAAATCTATCCAAATATGTGTATCCTTCTGGATACTTATCTTCTCTACCTAACTTACAGTCAGGTTCATTAGTTTCTGGATTCTTTAGACATGCCTCTATAATTTTGGTATCTGATACCACATACCATTTAGGTTCTTTTAAGTCAATAGGTCTAGGTAGTACTGGTTGAACAATATCAACTTTAACTGGTTTGGTAATTATCTCAACTTCTCTTGGAGACTGTTGAAGTAAACTACAACCACTAATCGTTAAGGCTAGAAATACGAGCGCTATCTGCTTCAATCGCATCGAATACCTCCTTAGTTGCATTATTAGCTCTTAATTCTACCATCCCAGGTTTTGCACTAGCCAATTTAGATAAGTTATGACGTCTGAATATATCCAAGTATTCAGCCATCTCTACTTCGTATTGTTGATTTTGAATTTGTAACCCAGAAAGGGCTTGTGTGGTTCTAGTCAGATTACTTTGAATTGACTCTATAGTAGCTCTTTGTTCTTGATCACGTAGGTCTTGAGCAATAATAACCTTTGCTTGTTCTTCCAACTTATTCTTCATTGGTACTACAGAAAAATTATAATACATGAAACCTGCCAGCCCCATTGCTCCTATAATACCCATCAATATTTTTGACATAATCTAACCTATATAATTAACCGAATCTTTTTGCAAATGCCTTTAAATCTAAAGTTTCAATACTACCGAATTCGTCTACCACTTTATATGTAAGTTTACCTTTATTAATTTCTGGTTTTGCTGAATAGTATTTCGTACCAGCCCTAAGTCCACTAATTTCAGAACCGTACATACTTAATTTTTTAATTTTGGGTGCCTTACTAGCTTCTTCTACGCTGTCTTCTTTTACTTCAACGGATTTTAAATTTTGAGCCTGTAAACTCTTTTGAGCCTTTTCATTTTTGGACTTTCTTCTTGCCAACATTCGTTCTACGAATTTACGGCCTTCCTTTGTTCTTCCATCGTACACTGCTTTTTTCCTCTTTTTCTTATCATGAACTGCATCTGCAGGCAGGGAGACACCGCCTTTTGCCACGGAATTGGCCGCTGCATCTTCCCATACGTCTTTAAATTTTTTCATTTTTGTATGTCTCCACTAGTTATATATAATTTCTGTTGTGTTAAAGTATGTGTTACCTCGTAAATTCCAGTATTAAACATATAGTCTACTGGTTTACTGTGAAGTGATATTACCACTTCTTGGCCAGGAAAAGCAATAATTTCTCCCGTATCCATACTAGCCATTTCAGAAACTAATTTATATTTACCAGGATTAATGACATCATCTTTAACGAAGAATACTTCCTCATTTAGTGATTCATCCATATCCTCTAAAATTTCTTCCAATACCTTTCTAATTTGTTCTTCTGTTAGTCCAGTATTTTCCTTTATTAAAAACAAAGCGGCAGCATAAGATGCCAGTTTTGTTTTACCGAAAGGCAGTTTATTTAAAATCCTTTTTAGGTTAAATACCAACCTATGAAAAACCGTGTACTCTGCCTTTGCCTTAGGGTCTGTTATATCTTTACCCTTAATTAAAACTTTTCCATTCTCGTCAACAATACCATATTCGTATGCACCCATTTTATCCCATGGAGTAACCAACAACTTTAGAAACCTAAAGGCGTAAAATAAATCAGCTGTTCTTGATACTACACTCATTAAATTTTCCTAAGTACGTCTACAATATATGGATCTAAAGGTATATCAACCTTTTCATCCACTGGTAAGTAATTAAGGAAGACTAGAAATGGTTTAATATAAGTCCAGTGTTCCCTTTCTATTTTATACCATATCATTTTATTGGCAGCAGTTATACCGAAGACGTTATATAACACAATCAGATGATTTAAAATCAATCTTTCTTGCAAGTCTTCGGTTACCTCATACCTTCTCAGAAGTCTTTTTAGATATTTAAATCTTGCCAAGTCCTCTTTGAATTCTTCTATGTCAATGCACTCAGGGTTATTATAATTCTGAGAAGCATATAATTCAAAATTACGTCTATTTAATTCGTCAAATACTTTCATTATATATTATATATAACCCCTAAGGTTAGTAATTAGTCGGTCTCGTTTTCCGCTTCATAATTTGCATCAACGTAATCAAAGAATTCCTTCTTCTTGTCGCCTTTTAATTCGGCAGGAGAAGATACACCAAACTTTTTCAAAGCTTTGTCAAAGAATTTTCTATACTTAGTTTTCTTATCTTCAGCTTCATTCATTTGTTTGGCTTCTACTTCTTCATTAGCAAGTCGTAGAGCAGCGGCCACGTCTTTATCTTTAGACAACCCTTTCTGCATCTTTTCGATTTTTTTAACAGCACCTGTCATATTACCACCCATTTTAGTAGCAAGAGCAACGGCTTTCTTAACAAGGTTTTTATCGGGGCCGAACTTATCTCTCATCGGAGTCATTGACCTTTCTTCGACTTCATCTTCGTCTTCATCCTCTTCCTCATCATAATCTTCGACTTTATATTTTTTACCTGAAACAACAAAATCGTCATCGCCGTTTTTACGAGCAGCATTAAGAGCTTTAGTAAAGGCATTACCTTCCTTCTTCTCTTTTTCTTTCTCGTCTTCGTCTTTATGAGGATTGTCCTTATCGAACCCTAGTACCTCGTCAACTTTCTTGCCTTCTTTAGTGACAGTACCGTCATTATTTTCGCCAGACTTTTTAATCACATGTTTGGCCTTAAAGTCTTTCTCGCCTTTTGCTCTTGGCTCTTCGACTTCATTAACCTCTGGTTTTTCGTGGACATATCCTTTAGCAGCATACTTGTCGTGTTCAGCCTTATCTTTGACTTCTACTTCATCCTTACCATCTTTAGAATACATCTTATGAGGATATTTTACTTCCTCTTTTTTCATTTTATTTTTTCCTTCTAGGACATCACTGACTGCTGCAGCAACGCTTCTAGTTTTTTCATCATTGAGTTTCATATTTTTCTCCTATTGTATGAAAAGCATTCCTGTAATAGCTGTGGCAGCTGCCGCAATGACTATCCAGAATATTTTATTAATAATGTTAACAGTAGAAGCATTTTGTCTTACTAAATCTTCCAATCTGTCTACTCTATTTATAAGGGTTAGAATCTGCTCACCTTGTTGTTTACCAAATTCTGTAAGAGTTATAATTTTTTCTTCAGCACGTGCTAAAGCAATAATAGCCTCTGACATTTGGTCTATTTTCTGTTCGATTCTATCTAATCTTGCCGACTGTTCGGCACGTTGCTCATTAGCTGTTGGCATATTTATAAACCCTACACTTTAGGGGAGTTACCCCCTTTATTAATCTATGGTATTCTTCTTTCTTAATATTAAATACCATGCCCTCTTTTAGTAGCCAAGGCAAACATTTATCTACTTGAAATTGCCAACCTTCACCCTCTAAAATTTCTATTTCTCTATCCTCATTGTCTCGGTGCCAGACAAACTCCGAATCATCCTTAGTCGGATCAAATTTTCTTATTTCCCCGTCTTCCCAGTACGGTTTACCAAAAGTAATTTCCACCACCTTTAAGTCCTAATTGTTTGGCATATTTTGGTAACCTACATGCCCAATATCCTGCCTTAGTTTTATCATTTTTTAAATGACACTGATGTCTTGCAGCAAAATTCTTTGCCGCTCCTTTATCATTAATTTTTGCACTAAGGCCTGTAGTATCTCCAAATTGGATTTTAATTACGTTACCTTTATCATTCTTAACATATACATAGTATTTAGCCTTACCGCCTCTTTTTGGTTGATTCAATTCTATGTCTTTACCCTTATATTCGGATTCAATCATAGGTTGCTCTAGAGGCACGTGTCTACCCTCGTAAATACCAAATCTTTCTTCTATATGTTCTAAAAAACTATGCATTATATACCCTTAATAGTTCTCACTACTTTACTTATGATCATTTTTAATGCAGTAAAGTATGCCCATCCATGTCCATAAAAAATATGGAAAGTGTGGTTCTTTTCTATTGCAGATTTAGGACCAAGTTTCTTTGTCCAGTTATCTACGTATTCGCCCTTATATCTTAATACTGCATGAGACATTTTCCACTTACTTGGACCTACACAACAGATTCCTGCCTGATGGGTAATTAACATCCACCACATCTTTAAGTGACTTTCTCCGCATAATCTGTAAAGAATTGATAAGGCGTAATCCTCACAGTCCCCTACATACTTACCTTCTGCATTTGGCGAATAGATAATTTTCCAAGCATCGGCCATACCGTACTGCTCTTTATCTTTCCTATACTTCCATTTACCATTAAACGAACTAACTATTTTATTCTTATCCATTTTATTTCCTCGGGCCTGGTATCTGACTTCTTATCCAACTTTTTGCTATAGCATTTTCGGGTGGTTTTTCAGACCAGGTCTTAATTTTTTTATACGCGGCCATAGTGGCTGTATTAATATCAGAACCTTTTGAATTATCTACAATAGTCATTCTACCTCTAAATAATCCTTGGAATTTACCTATATTATTCTGAACATCTTTCCACATTTGTTTTACCATATCATCCGGTAAACTTCTAGGTCTTGCCTTATTACGGTCTAATGCAGTTTCTAAATCTGTGTTGACAAATATCATATGTACGGAATATCCTATATCTCTTACCATGTCAACTTGTTTCTTGATCTTCTCGTAATCTTTACCCGTTCCGTCTATTACTATACCCATTCTACCCTTTAAGGCTCGATCGAGCATTTTACCTGTTAATGCCTTTGCCTTACCTCTAACTGCCTGACCTTGGGCAGATGCAATATCATCTGGGTCTGTCGTCAAACCAGCCTTTGCAAGACCTCTTTCAAAAGCATCATCAGAATTAATTAACCTAAATCCTAATGCCTTTAAGGAAGTTTTACCTACTACAAATGATTTACCAGAACCTGGGCCACCTGCAAGGAATACTGCCTTAAAAATAGAAGGATCATTAACCCCTTCTGATAATTTTAAATGTTCTTTAAGAGTTATCATTTCTTTAAATCGTATCTGTATGAACGACCTTTCTGTTGTCCCTTAGTAGACACTTTATATCTTACCATACGTGCAAGATTATTTACTGTTTCTACTTTACCTTTCACTAATTCTTTTTCCAAATCTGGTTTTAATTTTTTCCATATAGTATCTAGTATATCACTATGGCTCATTACTAAAGGAGCTTCTTCCAACTCTGTGTCGGATACTATCATGCTTAACTGATTTACAATAGAGGTAATAACAGGCATTGGCAAACTTTGCAATACTTGTAATTGGTCTGCATTAAGGCCCTTTATCTTGGATAATTTCTTTTTAATATCCGATAATTTACCTTCATTGTATTCGTTAAAGGATTTCATTTTGAGCCCTGGTCTACTTTATTTTGTAAAAAGTCCTTTGCACTATCTACATAATCTGCAGCCTTTACCAATTTATTAATCCACCATGACGGGTAATCCGTATTAGGCTGGACTTGACTTAACAATTCTTCAGCATTTCTTTTTAGAGATGATAATTGATTTTTTATATTATCAATATCAACGTGGCCATCTTCTCTGATATCTTTAAAATTTTTCATTTTACCCTCTTACTTTGGCCGCAAGGTCTTTATCTGCCTTACCCCATGTACCCGACGATTTAGTTACAAAGGAATTTACTCTTGCCAAGCCCCACTGTTGTGGAGTAGTCCCAGGTCTATGACCTGTTCTCCATGCAGCAACTCCTCTATTATAAACCTTTCTTAAAATTGCCAAAGGCATACCAGATTTATCTGCCTTCTTTTTAAGGGCCGCGTCTGCCTTACCTTCATCTATATTATAGTCCTCAAATGATAACAAATCTTCCCCATACATTTGCTTATATTTCTTTGTATGTGTTGATGGTTTTGTTTTTGCATCTGCATCTCCAGGAGCAGGTTTGTATGCCGCTGGATTATCATCATCCATCTTGGCCTGTTTTGCAAATTGTGCGTGTCTTTTTGCCGCAGTTGATTTGGATAACTTTCCATCATTTGAATCATCATTATAATAGTTGCTTTTCTTTCTTTTTTGTGCAACTGTCATCTTTTCTTTTACTTGTTGACCGGGGGTTTCTTTCTTATATGCATTCGTTACTTCATCTGTACCAAAATCACCAGCACCTGATTTTTCTAATAACTCGACTTGGTCTAACCAAACTCTCTTTTTCCATTGACCAAATTCTACTACTAGATAATTACTACCACAGACAAGAATTTTTCCAACATCACTTGTTTCTTTTAATACTACAGTATCGCCTTCAGAGAATAAATTACCTTCAACATATTCTTCTCTTGTCTCGGATACTTTAGGAAGTTCCACATGCTCTCTAAATTTAGGAGATTCTTTAATTCCCATTCCCTTACGTACAGCATTAAATAATTCTTTTGGATTAAATCCACCAGGAACACCTTTTGCAAATGTTTGTAGTGAACCCTCTTCTGCCGCTGCTCTCATTTTAGAAGCAGACATACCTGTAACACCCTCTGCATCTGGATCTCTTTCTCCAGCAGAGATTACTTCGATTTCATCTTTGAATTCATAGAACCCGTGTCTTGCCTTAACGCCATTATACTTATTAAGTAACGCCTTAAATTCTGGTACACGATCAGAACCGGCAACCATACTTACCTTAGTATATCCCTGGTCGTATAGTTTAACTGCAATATCCATTACGTGTCTTACATCAGAATCGGCCATAACCTTTCTTGCATGTTTAGGAAACATCTTACGCAAGAATTTTACTTTCTGTTTAAATGTAAGGGGATTCTTTTTAGGGTCTTGTGATTTAGAGCCGTATATTCTATACGTCCCACCTGATACTTTCTGTAATGTATCGAATAATTTTTCATGCCCAGTCGTAGGTGGATTAAATCTGCCAAAGACAAATGTAATCTCTCCTTTCGCTTCTGTTATATATTCGTTAAAACTCTTAATCATCTCGTGTCTGTCCAGGTGTTTGAGTTTTATGTCTACTCAATTTTGCTCTATCTTTCTTCTTAACTTGAGGTAAAAGTTTCTTTGCAATTCTGTTTATTGCAGATTTCTTCTTATCAACTTTCTTTTCTAGTTCTTGTCTTGCAGCAAAGGAGAGGTCGTCTTTACCTTTATTCTTAAGGATCTTTTTAATGATGAGTTGACGAGCCGCTTTTTGAGCTCGTGCTTTTAATTTCTCTGGACTGGCGAGTTTCTTAGATGCCTTTTTACGGGCAATCATTATTTTAGCTTTATTCTTCCTAAACGCAGCCTTTCTTTTCTGGCGTTGCGCCATATTTAATGCTTCATTGGCAGCTGTGTATTCTTTGAATGATTTCATTTTATCCTCGGTTACCCATTTAGTTAGGATTGTCCCAACCTTTTATAATATCTTTGCTAAAGTTGTTAGTAGAAAATTCCATTCTATCAACAAGTTTAACAGCGCCACCTTCCATTCGATCAATAGCAACAAAACCTTCTGGGTTGGTTACTCTAAATCCGGATTTAGTTTTTACAAACGTCCCAATTTTATTAAGACTATTAAGTTTATTTATAATAATTAATTTCGCATCAACCACCAAATTCTGTAAATCAAAGACTTTTTGTAGATTTTTTAGGTTCTTTTTATCAAAAAACTTTAATAATTCATCTCTTTTACCAGCCTTTGCCGCCTTAGTTTCTGGACGGGATACTTTATCTATCTCTTTTTGCCACCTATCATTTACGAACATAATTAATCCAGTAGCATGTTTCTTTGTATCAGTAATTCTTTGGCCTTCTCTTACCTTTCTATTGTTATACACATTAATAATTGTATTTAATTCTTTGTTCTGTTCTATTTCTTTTAAGGTAGAAGAAGAAATCTGTTTAAATATTTTACCTGCCTCTGATAACTTTTTAGTTACTTCTTCGGTTTCCTTTGCAGTAAATGTAGCAGTACCAGATAAATCGGGCAGAGTGGCATCTTGCATCCACACTGAACTTGATTTCCTTAACTTGGGTACAATTTCCCTTCCGAACTCTGCTTGCATTGTTTCAAATGTTGCTCCAGTATATATTGTGTGCCATACTATACCTATTTTTGCTGCTTTAATTTCTCTAGCTAAGGGCGTACCATCAGGGACAGCATAAGCAATGGTATTAGGATGAAAAACAATATGTGGTATTCCATTTATTTTCTCATTTTTTAAATCTGACTTGTCGAACATGAAGTCACCTTGAATTACACCTTTAATTCCTAGTTTCTGTAATTCATCAAATGCAAGAAGTAATTTCTTGGTAAGGTCACCCGAAGTATCAGCCTTTATATCCTCATGTGACTTATAAATTTTTGGATTGGCATTAAAGATGCCTTTCTTTGCTACAAAAAAGGATCCGTCTCTTGGATCCTCTCCAGCAAATACGGCGGGGGCGCCGTCCCATTTAACAGTGATATCCACAGGTGATTTTGAATTACCACTCAACATATCCCGCAGTGACCTTAATGCTAGGATAGCCTGGCGCGCCCCCTTAACCCCGCCGTCAAGAATCAAATCCTCAATATGAGTCATATGAGTATTCTTTCCTGCGGCCTCTGATAAGTATCCAGTTAATGATTTCATCTATTATCCTTTATATAATTTTTTAAATTCTGGTGTCATTGTTGCATTAAAATTAGGAGCACTTCTAAAGTCTCCTTTATATCTTAATGTAATATTTGCTATAGCCATTTTACCAATCATTAAATCAAATTTAAGATTAGCGGCTGTGGCACCAGCATGAAATGCTTGTTTTTCGCCTGGTGTATATACCATTTGGGGTTTGCCTTGTGAGAATAAATCATCCAATACTGATGTAACGGACTCAATGTCTTTATATTCTCCCTTCTCTACTACAACGCCTTTTGAGGGGCCGTAGTCACCTATCCCAGTAACCAAAGTAAAATCAAATTCTGATTCCTTTAATTCTTTAAGATCAGCCTTAAATATTAATTGAACCAATTGATTTGCAATTAGATCACCATTATTAATAATGGTTTGGCCCATTACTTTAAATAGAGTTCTTTTACCTTTTAATACCCTATTAACCAAGTCATTAGGGATTCTTTGTACATACTGTTTCCAATTCTTTGATGTTGGTCTGTCTTTCTTTAAGTCAGCCATTAAATCAGGGGATAGTATTTTTAATCTTGCTGCTAGGTTTATTACGTGAACATAAAATTCACCAGCATCTTTTTCTATGCCTTCTCTCACCTTTTTAAGTTCGGGCGATCCATTAAGTAAACTAGAAAATGCTTTATTAATAAGAGTTGGGTCGACCTCTGTGACTCTTTTCTTTTTCTTTAAAGATACGCCTAGGTATTTTTTACCCTTTCTAATAATAAAATCAGATGAATTAAAATCTGTCATTCCGTATTTAGTTCTTTGGAATTGTTTTACATCATCATCCCATGCCTGACCGGTCAGATAGACCATGTCGGCCCCACCATATCCGGCAGATATAATAGAATTGGCAGCAGATACTGCCTGACATAAATTAGGATAATCACCAGTAAGAGAATCAACTTGCCCTTGTTTATATCCTTTGGCCTTCTTTAAATTAGCACGTACTAATTCTATCAATGAATCCATTTCATCTGAATTAGTTATTTTATGTGGTTTAGGGAATAAACATAATACTGCAGTCATCAGTTCGTTAGGATCATCACCTGCTGAACTTCTCTTACCTGTAGGTCTTACATTAACATAGATTGTTTTATCTAGTTCTTTGAATACGATTGCGTAGTCTTTTTCTTTTCGAGCACCAGGGACTTGGCCTCTTGATAATGCGGGGTGGTCATCAATTATTTTATTAGCAAGAGCAGTAAATTTCTCTCTGTCTTTATCATCAATTAATTGTGATATTGCTAATCGTTTACCGGTTTGTTTCTTAGGACGTGTATCATATTCTATAGTAGAATCAATACTTCCGATTTGGTCGTCAATATCAGACAACAATTCAAGAGCAAATTTCTTTTCATTGCCGTCAAACTTTAGATTTTGTAAATCCTCTTGGACTAATTGTCGGTAGTGTTGGCCAAACTTTTTCATAAAAATCCCTCGGTACTTGGTATATCTATTTATAATAATTTGGCAATACACTTACAGCTTTTTAGGAGATATTCTTCCTTCTTGATCAATGTTTATAATATTAATCTGCTTTAATTTCTCTAGGGTCTTTTCTGCTCCCTCTCTGATGCCAATTTTATATGATGAGTATCCGACTCCTATAATACATCCTCCCAAAATTAAAAAGTATTCTATCATACCTTAATTCTTTCTAAGATAGATAGGTAACCTTTAACCGTCATTTCAGCATGAAATT